ACACAGGTTACTCACACTACGACTAAACCCACGCAAACAACAAAATACTTCTTGACAACCTAATGTCTTATGGCCCGTTATACTGAAGGTAGGCCAACTTTCATAATAACGCACCCTACAAGTACTTAGCCTCTATATAAGTGAATAGTCGTTTGCATCTGTAATCTAATGCTAAAGGAGAATTAAAATGGCATTTGGAAAGGCTTCGGGCTATACAAACTTACCAAACGGTAACTTCTCGCCCGTTATTTACAGCAAACAGGTGCAACTTGCATTTCGCAAATCTGCTATCTGTGAAGCTATCACTAACTCTGACTATTTCGGAGAAATCGCTCAAATGGGCGACTCAGTAAAAATCATAAAAGAACCTGAGATTTCAGTAACTGCGTATCTACGTGGTACTACTATATCAACACAGGACCTTTCAGACAACGATTTTTCATTAACAATCGACAAAGCAAACTACTTTGCATTTAAAGTTGATGACATCGAAGAAGCGCACTCACATGTAAACTTCCAAAGCTTGGCTTCGGATCGTGCGGCATATCGTTTGGCTGATCAGTATGACCAAGATGTTCTTGGTTACTTATCTGGTTACAAACAGTCTGCATTACATGCAAACGCTGGTGTAGTAAACACTACAGTAAATGGTACTAAAGCTAACTCAGCAGCTGGTTCAGACGAACTACTTGCAGCGAACAAGCTTATCAAAGGTTCATTTGGTAACATCACAACAACTTCTGCTGGCGATCACTCGATTCCAGTTGCAGCACGTCTGCCGGGAGCTACTGCGTTACCTACAGCTACTGTTTCACCAGCTATGTTGGTGGCACGTATGAGCCGTTTGTTAGACGTTCAAAACGTAGACACTCAAGGTCGTTGGATCGTAATTGACCCGGTGATGATGGAAGTGCTTCGTGATGAAGATTCACGTCTATTAAATGCTGACTTCGGTGGTGATGGCCTAAAGAATGGTCTAGTCTTGAACAACTTCCACGGTTTCCGTGTATACGTTTCAAACAACTTACCATCAGTAGGTACTGGTGCATCTACAACAGGTGCGGCTAACCAGAACACTAACTACGGTGTTATCTGTGCTGGTCATGACTCTGCGGTTGCAACTGCGGAACAAATCAACAAAACTGAATCATACCGTGATCCAGACTCATTTGCTGACATTGTTCGTGGCATGCATTTATATGGCCGCAAGATTCTTCGTCCAGAAGCTCTTGTTACTGCTAAATATAACTTAGCATAAATAAATACTTGTAGAGGGGCTGGCTATACGTTGGCCCCTTTATACACATTTAATCTGAAAGCAACTAACATATGCCATACACATACTTAGATATAACAAATGAAGTTATTTCTCGATTTAATGAGGTAGTCTTATCTGAAGGTGGTTTTGCTACAGCTAGAGGTTTTCAAATTCAATGTAAAAATGCAGTTAATGATGCGATTGACTACATTAACACTAGCGAGTTTAGCTGGCCTTATAACCATGCTACACAAACAGATACACTTGTTGCTGGTACTACAAGATATACCCCACCTGTAACCTCTAAACATGTTGACTACGATACATTTCGTTTAGTTAAAGATGATACTTTAGGTGTGTCTGGAGGTAAATTAGAGCTACTAGATTATAAAGATTACCTAAGTAGATACATAGATCAGGAGGATACTAGCGATGTAGGTTCAGTACCTCGTTATGTATTTAGAACACCAGACAATAATTATGGCTTATACCCATATCCAGATAAGGCATATTCTTTACGATATGAATACTACAGTTACGGCACTACATTATCTAATGGTGGTGATGTACCTTTAATACCTGAGCAGTATAGGTCTGTTATTGTAGATGGTGCAACTGCGTATGGTTATCAATACCGTGGTGAAACACAACAGCACCAATTAAACTTTCAAAGGTTTGAAGCTGGTATTAAAAACATGAGAAGCTTACTTGGTAATAGAACAGACTACATATACTCAACAGTGTTGTATTAGGCTAAACTATGGCAGATGAATCAGGACTTAATCCATTTGTGTTTCCTTGTAAGGGTGGCTTAGTTTTAGACCGTTCTACTTTTACTATGGAAGCTGGAATGGCATTAGAGTTACAAAACTTTGAAGCTGATATTACTGGTGGATATAGACGTATTAATGGTTATGATAAATGGAATACTAATGTAGTTCCTCAAACTGCCTCTGCTATTGAGCCAGTACTTATGTCAGCTTATTTTGCAGGTAATAATAAAGTTATAGCTGCAAGAGGTGAGAAAATATACGAAGCAGCAAGTGGTAGCGGTGCTTGGACACAAATAGATACTGGTAGAACTAACGCAGGTAAGTATACATTTTTTAGGTATAATTTTAACAACACTCCTCATATTATATGGGCAGACGGTTCTAACAACGCAACAAAGTATGATGGTACTACACTAACAGATATTAGTGGTACAGGAGCACCTGCTAACCCTAAGTATGTTACATCGTTTAAGAATACTATGTTCTTTGCAGGTATGTCATCTACACCACAGGAGATGGTATTTACAGCACCCTACACCGATAATGATTTTAGTGTAGCCAACGGTGCTGGTTCTATAAGAGTAGATGATACTATTACAGGTATCTTTCCTTTCCGTGATACACTAATTATCTTCTGTGAAGAGCGTATCTTTAGACTTGTTGGCAATACTGTAGCTGACTTTCAGTTACAACCTGTATCTCGTAACGTTGGTTGTATTAATGGATCGACAATAAAAGAATTTGCTGGTGACATAATCTTCCTAAGCCGTGATGGATTACGTACTGTTGCTGGTACAGAGAAAATTGGTGACGTTGAACTAGGTACTATATCTGCTCCTGTACATGAGTTGTTCTCTGTATATACAGATGTAGATGAGTTTGAAGCAGTAGTAGTACCAGATAAAACACAATACCGTATATTCTTTGTGGATAACAGTGCAAGAAATAGAGCCGCAACTAAAGGTGTTATAGCTTACAGAGGTGCAGAAGGTTACACATACAGTGAACTACTAGGTATACAACCTTCCTGTACTGACTCTTTAAATGAGCAGGGTTCTATATATGTATTACATGGTGGATTTGATGGCTATGTATACAGACAAGAACAGGGTAGCACTTTTGATGGAGAGACTATCATAGGTCGTTATAGATCACCTGACTTAACTATGGGTGATGCTGGTATAAGGAAGAACTTTCAACGTGTTATTATTAACTATGCACCTACAGGTAACGTAAACTCTGATTTGTTTTTAAGGTATGACTACGAAGACCCTAACATACCTAGACCAGCGGCATATCCTTTTGATAGTAGTACAGTTGTAGCATTATACGGTACATCAGCTTACGGCACTGCTACTTATGGTGGTCAAACTAACCCTCTTGTTAGGCAAGCTGTAGAAGGTAGTGGGTTTGCTGTAGCATTAAGAGTTGTTGATAATGGAGTTTCTGAACCTTACTCACTAAAAGGGTTTCAGCTAGAGTTTGACGCTTCAGCACGTCGATAGGAGAAAGATTAAATGGCAGGTTATACAAGACAGTCCACATACACAGACGGTGATATTATCAATGCGTCAGATTCTAATGATGAATACAATCAGTTATTAGCTGCGTTTGTAAATACTACTGGTCACAAACATGATGGCACAGCATCTGAAGGTCCTGTCATTGGTTTGATCGGTGATCCCGGTGTTGTTATCCCATTAAACAAAGTTGTAGTAAACGATACAAATAATAGAGTAGGAGTTTTTGTTGATGTAGGCTCTAGTTCAGTTGAGCAGTTACGCTTTCAAGATGGTGTAATAGTTCCTGTAACTAATAATGACATTGACCTAGGTACTAACTCTATCAAGTTTAAAGATGGTTACTTTGCAGGTAACTTGACTGTAGACGGTGATATTACACTAGGTGGAGACATTACATTAGGTGATGCAGACACAGATAGTATTACACTAGGTGCTGAAGTAAACTCTCATGTTATACCAAACATAGATGGTACATATGACTTAGGTACTGCAACTAAAGAGTGGCGTAACCTTTATCTTGATGGTACAGCTAATATAGATAGCTTAGTAGCTGACACAGCAGACATCAATGGTGGTACTATAGATGGTGCTTCCATTGCTACATCAGACATTACAGTAGGCTCAGGTAAAACACTTAATGTATCTGCAGGTACACTAACACTAGCAGATAACCAAATCTCAGGTGATAAAGTTGAAGGTGGCACAATCAATGCTGTCACTGTAAATACCTTAGACTTTGGTACACTGTCTGATGGTACTATAAGTGTAACAGCTTTTGCTGATGAAGATGATATGACATCTAACTCAGCTACACTCGTACCTACACAGCAGTCGGTTAAAGCTTATGTAGATACACAGATAGCTACTGTACCCATCGGTGACATTACATCGGTAGTTGCAGGTACAGGTCTTACTGGTGGTGGCACAATAGGTGACGTTACAGTAAACATAGACTCAACTGTAGCTACACTCACAGGTACACAAACACTAACAAATAAAACACTTACATCTCCAGCAGTAAATACTGCAACAGTAGTAGGTGGTACAATAAACAATGCAGTCATAGGTGGATCAACACCTGCGGCTATTACAGGTACTACAGTTACAGCATCGACTAACTTTGTAGGTGATATAACTGGTGATGTTACAGGTACTGTCTCATCTCTAAGCAACCACGATACTGCAGACTTAGCTGAAGGTACAAATCTGTACTATACACAAGCTAGGTTTGATTCAGCATTTACCGCTAAGAGTACAACTAATTTATCAGAAGGTACTAACCTATACTACACAAGTGCTCGTTCAAACACAGACTTTGATACAAGGCTTGCAACTAAAAGTACCACTAACTTATCTGAGGGTACTAACCTTTATTATACTGATGCTAGATTTAATACTGCATTTGGAAATAAAACAACTTCTGACTTGACAGAAAACACTAATCTGTATTATACTGACGCAAGGGCTAATACAGCAATCGATGCAAGAGTAACCCAAACCTTTGTAAATAGTTTAAACGTAGACGCTGCAACATTAGATGGAGATAGTAAAGCTACTCTCCTAGCTACAGCAGAGTCTAATGCTCTTGCATTATCAATAGCTCTAGGATAGTAAACAATGGCAAATACATTCAAAAATTATACAAGTGCATCGGTAGGTACAGGTGCAACAACTACATATACAGTACCAAGTGCAACTACATCAGTGATGATCGGTTGTAACTTAGCTAACAGAACAGCATCTCAGATCAAAGTAGATGTACAAGCGGCAGGTGTTTACATCGTTAAAGGTGTACCACTACCAGCAGGTGCAGCTCTCTCAGTCTTAGACGGTAAGATCATCTTAGAGACTACTGACACTGTAATCGTAACAAGTGACACAGCATCAAGTTGTGATGTGATTGTGAGCGTACTGGAGCAAACCTAATGAGTAAGCAAACAGACTTAATTAACATACCCGATGCTATAACAGTTAGTGGCTCTAATGTTGGTATTGGTACAGCTAGTCCTAGTAAAGACTTAGAAGTTGTAAGTGCGACAACAACTACTACCATTAAGGTAAAAGGTACTGCGGCAGATGGTTACAGACATGGGTACGAGTTACAAAACACACACACAGGCGGTACAACTTATTCCATGTTCACAACAAATAGCTCTGATGGTGTTTTTGGTGGAGGTAAGTTTGCTATAGCAAATGCTGACATAGATAGTATTACTTCGGCAAATACTAGATTAGTAATAGACTCGTCAGGCAACTTGTTCGTCGCACGTACTGCTGAAGGTGATGGCAACGTAGGTCATACTTTTAGGGCTGACGGATTTTCTCAAACAACTCGGTCTGGTGGTTTAGTTGCTGACTTTAATCGACTTGTGTCCCATGGTGATATTTTACGATTTCAAAAATTCGGCTCATCTGTAGGTAATATTAGTAGTGACAATGGAACTAACATACAAATAAACTCACAGGGTGGTACTTTTGCAATAAAAACAATAAATACTGAAAGGTATTCGTTTGATCAGGAACAGATTTATCCTTGGAATAATGGCGAGTGCAATTTAGGATTATCCTATAGAAGATTTGATGTTGTTTATGCGGCTACAGGCTCAATTAACACTTCTGATCAAACTCAAAAACAAGATATAGAATCACTTACAGCAACTGAAATGTTAGTAGGTAAACGCCTCTCAGCATTGTTCAAAACATTTAGATGGAAAAATAGAGTTGTAGAAAAAGGTGATAGTGCCAGAACACATACAGGTATTATGGCTCAAGAAGTACAGGCAGCTTTCACAGCAGAAGGTTTAGACGCAAGTAACTATGCATTATTCTGTTCGGATACATGGTGGGAACACGATGTAGAAGTACCAGCAGTAGAAGCTGTAGCTGAAGTAACTGATGAAGACGGAAATGTAACTACAGAAGCTGTTGAAGCAGTAGATGCTTACACCCGTACTGATGAATACAAAACAGAAGATGAAGCACCAGAAGGTGCAATAAGTAAAACTCTGTTAGGTATACGTTACCCTGAGTTACTATCTTTTGTAGCCGCATATAACGAACAACGATTTGCTTCCATTGAGGCAAGACTAACAGCATTGGAGGCTTAACACATGGCAGGTTACATAGGGTCAAAGGCATCTGTCGTAAGCAGTGGTGCTGAACGTAAGAAGACTTTTACTATCACTGGTGCAACGACAAGCCTTACTGGTTTGAACTACACAGTAGGTAAGGTTCACGTATTCCAGAATGGTGTACGCTTAGTAGACGGCACAGACTATACAGCTACGAATGGTACTACAATTACTCTTACTGTAGCCGCACAAAGTGGTGACAATGTAGTTGTTATATCACAGGCTTCGTTTCAACTCTCAGAGCATTACACTTCAGCCGAAGCTGATGCTGAGTTTGTAAATGACCCTAATGGTGCTATAACAGTTGATGGCTCTAACGTTGGTATTGGTACGAGTTCAAGTTACCCCTTAACTGTGCAATCGGGAACTGCTGGCAGTAACCATGCTTTAGCTTTAAGAAATAGTAGCAATAATTTTTCAAGACTTGGTTTTTTACAAACAGACTC